CTATATTGTCGAAGAAAATTGAAGTTACAAATTGGATCTTGCTGGTAAGACACTATTTACATTAGCTCAGGCATAGAATTGCATGTCCGGATTTACGATAGAGGTAACAACGACAGGGGCTAGTGAGGTATTCACGCTCCCAACTGTATCCGGATATTCTTATAACGCTACTGTCTATTGGGGTGACACTACCAATAGCTCAATAACATCATGGGATGATGTTGATAAGGCGCATACATACGCATCGGCAGGTACTTATAATATTGAGATTATAGGCCAGTTCGATGCATGGAGCGTCAATAATATTTCACCAACGAAAACCCAGATAACTGACATTATAACATGGGGCGACTCTGGTGATTTTGACGGGTTTGCGTATTTAACATCTGGATTCCACGGATGTAGCAATATTAATTCATTTGGTACAAATAAAATAATTGCGAAATCAGGTCTAGTATCACTTGGCGCATTGTTTTATGGCTGCAGCATTCCGAGCACAATTCCATCTGGTTTCCTCGATAATTGTACAAATATCCAATCAATTGGATATTTGTTTTTTTTGTGCAACTCATTAACATCTATACCGTCAGATTTATTAAGTTCTACTGCTGCAGCATTAACTAATATCGGCAGTGCATTCAGAAGTTGTATTTCGTTGACATCAATACCATCCGGATTGTTTGATGGATGCATAAATGTAACAGATGCTTCAAATATTTTTAACGCATGTACCAGTATAACATCTATACCTGATGGCTTGTTTGATGATATGACATCTTTGACAACTCTATATAGATGTTTTAGGTCATGTTCAAATCTGGAATCAATACCGGATGGATTATTCCGCAACAATACTGCATGTGTTAATTTTTCAGAGTCGTTTATAGTATGCGGAAAATTAAAAATGAATCCATTTGTTTTTTACAACAATGGCGAGCAATCATCTAGATTCCTAAATAAATCAATCGATTTTACCAATTTTTATTATTTGACAGGATTCACAGGAGATCAAGGTCAAGCGCCAGACTTATATAATTGCAACTTCGGAACAGGTACGCCTGTAAAAACAAATTGTTTTTTTGGCAACTCATTAAGCTCGCTCGTTAATTATAATAACATCCCATCTGATTGGGGAGGGACAGCATACGCTGGAACGCCGCCTGTTATATCATCTGCATCATCATCTAAGATGATTGATGGTACAACTGCAACGATATATGGCAGTGGATTTGAGTCATCAGGATTGTCAATATATCTATCAGACAATGAGGATTTTTCTGAGGCTACAAATGTATTGCAATCTGATATATCTCACTCGTCAGATACAGAGGCGTCATTTGTTGTTGACATTGGTTCTTTTGCAACCGGACAAACGGTGTACATCTACCTTGTCACATCACTGTCTCAGACCAATGATTACGGATATGGGAGTCAGGCTTGGATAGAGCTTGTCGATGACCTTGAGCAATCACAGTACGTATTATCAGGGGCTACAATAGGAGACATAGTCGACTATGTCGAAAGCGTTAATGCCGCTGTATATAGCCTGTCTGGTAATACTATTGATGATATATTAGACGGCATAGACGATGTAATAGCAGCGTCGTACTCGCTATCAGGCAATGCCATTGGTGATATACTTGATAGTATAGATGCATTATCGGCATCTGCATATATTATAACAGGCAATGCTATTGACGATAATGATTGGCAGCTATCAAGGATACCTCTGATAACAGAGTCTGACGCGTGCGAAACGATCAAAAATAAAATTGGTGAAATACTCGCATTGGAATTTTTATCGCAACAGCAACAAGCTGTGGCGCTTGGATTGGATTCGACTCCGTATAATATACTTGTCTATATCGAGCGCTCTAATCCGTTTGAGCATTTCCTAAATGGGTCAGAGCAATCCGTGATCAACGTATGGTTCGACGGTGACAGGATTGTAGAGCGGCGCAGTAATAGCTTGACGCGACAGTGTTATAACGGGACGTTTAACATTGACTGCTATGCCTCAAAAAAAACAATAACGACAGGGTCGTCACAGACGCCTGGAGATATGTCATCGGCAGAAGAGGCAAACAGGATCGCGCGAATAGTGCGACGGATATTGATGCACCCGACATATATCAAGCTCGGAACAACTGACGGATCAGTGTGGGACCGCAAGATAACACAGCGTGAGACATTCCAACCGCGCGAACAGAGCATCCAGAAGGTGTACGGGGTTAGGCTTACTCTTGAGGTTGACTACAATGAGGTAGTCACATTAAGCGAGCAACCAACAATTGAAACCCTGTATATAACATTGCAACATGAAATAGACGGCCTCGTAAGGGCAAGTCTCAAAATGGAGGTATAGATTATGCCTGTAACGACAGCATATCCATCGTCCCGGGTAGCAAGGGGCGTTGCCATCAAATCAACTCACGAGGTCCTAGGCGCGGCCGGTACTCGCTTTCTTCCACAGCGTCTTGCGTTGTTTGGTCAAGGCAATGCTGCATCGACTTATGCAGCGACAAAAAAGCAGGTGTTTACATCGTATGAGGTAGGATCGTTGTATGGTTTCGGCAGCCCGCTGCATCTCATGTCTAAGTCGATTTTTCCGTACGTCGGGAGTATCCCTGTCACTGTCTATCCGCTTGACGTTACGAGCGCAGCAGCAGGCGGGACAATAACCCCATCGGGAAGCGTAACAGGGTCTCCTGAGACATATCAAATCGTAATCAACAACATCAAGTCAGATCGTTTCATCGTGTCTAGCATTGATACTGTTGCAACGATGTGCACTACAATTACAGCTGCTATCAACGCAATTAGTGATATGCCGGTAATAGCAACCGACGATACTACCAGCGTAGGTCTTGATGCTAAATGGCACGGCACGTCAGGTAACAATCTCTATATTGAGATTATCAGCCCTCTCAATCCATCAATTACATTGACGCCTGTACAGCCGACTGGAGGCACTGGTACTCCAGATATTACCGCTGCGCTTGCACAGATTGGTAATATCTGGGAGACAATCATTGTCAATGCTCTCGACTATACCGATAGCGATGAGCTAGATGAGTACAGCGTGTTCGGTGAGCTTAGACATGACAGCGAGGTGCACAAGCCTCTACAGGTAATCACTGGCACGAATGAGGCAACATGGGCTACGGTAACGGCGGTAACAGATGCACGCACAGCTGACCGTACCAATGTGATTATCCCGAGTCCTGGCAACGACCTGCCATTCCGGATCGCAGCGGCGGCCGCGCGTGAGATAGCAATGCTTGCAAACGAAAACCCGGCACATGACTACTGTCTGCGGTCGCTGTCAGAGTTAACCCCTGGTGCCGATAGCGCCCAATGGACGTCGGCACAAAGAGATGCAGCTGTCAAGGCAGGGTGCTCAACAATCGAGGTTAGAGACGGCATTGTTAAGCTGTCAGACACTGTCACGTGCTATCATCCGACAGGAGAGGAATCCCCTGGGTTTCGGTATGTCGTAGACTGGGCAAAGCGATGCACCATCATCAATGAGTTGGATCTTGAATTTAATTCGTCCAAATGGGCTGGTGTCCCATTGATCCCTGACAATCAGGTATCAACCAACCCAGCTGCTAAGCGTCCAAAAGACGCGGTTGCATCATTGTATCGCATCATTGACGTTACATCTCTAGATGCAATCCTTGCGGACCCTGATTTTGCCAAGGAGGCATCGAGCGCCTCGATTGGTACGACAAATCCTAAGCGGCTCGATGTTAAATTGGTTGCAATGCTTGCAGGAAACACTAACGTAATCTCGATTGATTTCGCATCGGGATTTAATTATGGGAGTTAACAATGACTGTTACAGGTGGATCGGTACAATCCATTTCATTTGGCGGTAGAGAGTTCAAAGCGGACGCCGGAACCAAACCTACGGTAAGCCTAGGCGGTGTCAGCGTAGAACAAAAAATGAACGGTAAGGGAACCCACAGGGAACTCTACACTCCAATCAATTGGATGATAAGCGGTATCGAGGTTGAACTCGATCTCGAAAATGGAGATTGGGAATATCTTGTAAATTTCCAACTTGGAAAAGGTGGAGAAATCATCATTACGTATGCAGGTGATATCTCGTACATTGGAGTTGGGAATATCACTGACAAGCTCGATGCAAACCCTTCAGAAGCATCGATTTCTCTAAGTTGCGGCGGCGGCCAGTTTTTGAAAAAGCTGGCGTAGACCCGTAATCGAAAGGCTATTATGTCCCGGGGTGTCGCCTTTCCACCAATAAAACCGGGGCTTTTTTTGAAAGGCAAATCCAATGAAAGAAAAAATCTCAAAAGAACAGGCAGTAGAAGAGCTTAATCGCTTTTTGGAATTCGCAAATTTTGATGAAGATGAGCCGCGCTCAGACGAGGATGCGGCTGATCTGGAAATGTCAATCAAGAGATTGCTGCACCAGATACAGATTGGAAAAGTTGCAATAGACGATTGCGGACATGCAGTCGTGTACACAAGCAGCGATGAGTTACAAGTTGTAACATTTGACAATCGACCAAGAGTATCAGCGTTGCGCGCAATGGGCAAGCATAAAGATAGCACAGCAAAAACCATCAGCATGATGGCCGACACATTGCGAATTGCGCCTCAAAAGATTGGACTTCTTGACACACGAGATTTCTCACGTGTCAGTTTGGTATTCAATTTTTTTCTGGTTTAGCCAAATTAGTTATCCAACCCTTATAAGGGATGGGAAGGAAGCAATATTGCCAGGAGAACATACAAGAGCAAACGTTGTTACTGAGATGTTCAGGCAGATTTGCTTTCACTACAACTCACTCCCAGACCCGTCTTTGTTGACCTTGGATGACATTGAGTTTTTTTACGACGGAATTCGCGGCATGCTGAAAGAGCAGACAAAGGCGAGCAATGGCTAAAGACCTTGAAGCAAAAGTAACGTTTAAAGCTATTGATGAGGTGTCAAAGACAACTCGAAAAATAGAACGCAATGCAGAGCGCATGTCAAACAACATTGCAAAGAGCGTTAAGAACGCGATGGTTGTTGTTGGTAAAGCGACAAAGACCGCAATCAAAGGCGTTGCCGTTGGAATAGGCGCAGTTACTGCCGCATCGGTTGGATTGCTTAAAGCGTTCTCCGAGATCGAAGATGCGGCAGCCGCGTTCGAGCCGTTAATGGGCGGAGCAAAGGGAGCCGCTGATTTGGTTGACGCACTCAATGAGACTGCGGCAACTACTCCATTCCAATTCAGCCAATTAAGCGAAGTAGCCAAACTATTTTTACCATCTGTCAATGGCAATATCGAACAGACAATCAAGTACACTCGCATGTTGGGAGATGCCACTGGAGGCAATGCCGAAAAATTTAAAAGCGCGTCTGTCGCCATGGCGAAACTGATGATGACAGAAAAGGCTACACAAGAGCATCTCGGGTCATTTGTTATTGCAGGTATCCCAGTGTACAAAGAGCTTGGAGATATGCTTGGAGTGTCTACGCAAAAGATTGTCAAGATGACTAGACAGGGCAATATAACATCAGCGACGATGACAAAGCTGTTTGAAAAAATGACATCGAAGGGTGGAATTTTTTATCGAGGAATGGACATCGCAAGCGGTACTTTGACGGGTAAAATTTCAACACTCAAAGATAACCTGAAATTGCTCGCAGCAGGCATAGGAAAAGTACTAAATCCTGTTGCAAAAAAACTTACAGATTATCTTATTGGCCTTGTACAGCAAGGGCGAGAATGGATTAAAGCAAACGAAGGTCTTATCAGATCTAAATTTATGTCGTTCGTTAACAAGGTGCCTATGTATTTTCGGAGCATTGTTAATGCCGGAAAGCTTGTTATAAAAATCATAAAAGGAATCGCTCATACAATCGACACTTTAAATATTAGCCCAATTGAAAAACTGAGTGCGTTGATAAAAGGATTAAGCAAAGACAGCGAAGAAACGTCTGTGCAGGTTTCAAATCTCGGAAGCGTAATCAACGTGCAGTTTGCAGACGCGTTGCGTTCAATAACAAAATTTACTGACGCAATTGGAATAACAAATTCAGACGTAGAGAAAACAGGCGGATTAATATCATCGCTTACTCGAGTTTTTAGCGCTGTGTTTTCTGAATATCTTCCAATTGTAACTGGCTTCTTCACTGTTGTGTTGGATTTCATCACAAGCATAATAAATAATGTGCGCAATGTTTTCTCTGGATTACTTTCAGGCATCATCGATTTGATGGAAGGAAATTTTCTCATCGGGATAGAACGTATCGGCGCTGCAATATTTAATGCGTTAACTGCGCCTATCCGAACGGCCATAAGCCTAGTATTAGATTTGGTTAAAAAACTTGGACTCGACATGTTTGCTTTTGACCTCGGTATAGATCTGGATTCTCTACAAGGAATAATAAATAAAGGCATAGATGTCGAAGCAAGTGGGGCCGTAAAAATACCTTACGTCGGAACGAATCCAAAAGAGACAATAGATGCGCAGAAAGAACAGCGATTGAGCGAACAGCAATCTCCATACATTGGAGAGTCAGCGCTGCGGAGAACTGAAACTACTCGCACAGAAAAATACGAGCTGACAATAAAAGACGAAACAGGAAGGGCAGAGATAACGAAAGAGCCTGCAAGACCTAAAGGAAAACGGCCTGCTATTGTACACACTGGAGGTATGTAGTTATGGGATTGAGAAACCTTGATATTGCTTCTTACAAATCTCCATCCTCACAGGTTGTTGATTTTGACTATGAGGATTTGAGCTCTGAGATAGAAAAAAAAACAACAGTATTTGAAAGTGCAATAGGAGATGGAACGTACGTGCAAGATTGGGGTAATACCAGCGGGCGCTTCCCGATGCTTTGTATTTTTCATGGAGATGATTACATCGACCGCGCTAAGGCTTTCGTAACAGCGCTACTTGAGAAAGGCGCTGGTACCCTTACGCATCCAATCTATGGCGATGTCAATGTCTTTGCTACGGGTGTAATCAATAGGACCGACCCCCTTGTCACAAATAGCGGAGAGATAGTTTTTTCTGTAACTTTTCACGAAACAATAACACTTGACGAAACAACAGAGACAAGCCTTGCTCAATCTTTTGAGGATTTAAACGAGGCATCATATCTTACTTTTTCTGACAATATGAAACTCGACGATCCTGGTGACAAGGCAGCGTTTCGCTATCGTGTGGTAGAGAGCGTATCGGCGGCCAAGTCTGCGCTTAAGCAATCATCTGAAGCAGTAGCCAAGGTACAGGACAAGACAGATGATATTGCTGACTCTATAACTAGAGGGATAGATACGACACTTGGAGACCCACTTACTCTCGCAAGGCAAGTACAAATATTAATTGGAGAGCCGCGCAGAACAAGAGAGTTAATCAAGGATAAAATAACTGCGTACCACAATATGGCATTGTCAATTTTTGAGGATACTATTAACGAGGCGACATTGGAGGCGGCAAATTTATTCCATCTTAATAATCTAATCGCCAAAGCAATCCTTGCTAATATGAGTCTTGCAATGCTTGATGCAGATTACGAGACAAAGACTGAGCATATTGTAGCAATAGATACATTGATGACAGAGATGGAATCGTATCGCGTATGGTATGACGCAAACTATGACGTCTTAGAACCGTCCACGCTCGAGCCATCACAAGTTAATACAGGTGACGGACTATGGGAGCTCAGAGCTGTTATGACCGGCGTATCAGCGCGCCTGATTGAAATGGCAACAACGGCAAAGACTGAGATGCGAATGACGTTATCAGCAGAGCGCACACCGCTTGATTTGTGTTTCGAGCTGTATGGCACGGTAGATTTCGACATCTTCGACAAGTTTGTTGGACACAATGAGATTGTAGGAGACGAATGGTTTCTGATCCCAAAAGGAAAAGATATTGTCTGGTATATATAAGACACGCGGAGGCGAACAATGGTCTGATGTAGCACGCCAAGTTACCGGCAACGATGTTGACGCCAACACGATACAGCGCGCGAATCCTGGCGTGTCTACGCCAATGGAAAAAGGCCTAACTATACAGATACCATTCGACACGAAAATCGAATCAGAGGGATCATCGAAAGGGTTATCGGTACGTGTAGATGGTAAAGAGATTAAGATACTAGACGACTTTGTGATTGCGATTTCATTGGATGCAATTTCAAAATGCAACTTCGCGGTTCCAAATGTACAAAAGATGCGCGATATTTTTAAACCACAGAAAGATCAACGCTTGCAGGTACTGTATGATGGAGAGGTATTATTAACAGGACGATGCGCATCACCATCTCCAAACGGAGAGACGTTATTAATCTCAGGCGACTCATTGCCGGCAGTGTTGGAGACATCTTCTCCTTCGATCAAAAAATATCCGCTCGAGTGGAAACAATCAAAGCTCGAAACAATTGCAGAGGATGTATGTTTAGAACACGGAATCTCAGTTCAGTTCTCATCAAAAACATCTGCCAATTTTAAGCGCGTTGATTATCCAATTGGTGGAAGGGTTCTTGGATTTTTATCAAATCTCGCAAGCCAGCGAGGAATGATAATCACAAGCACGTTCGATGGAAAACTACTGATACACAAGGGCGAAACGATAGCAGACAATTCAACATCTTTCTTTCAGGAGAACAAACACCCTGTAATAGACATAAGATTA